GGCGAGGAGCCACCTCAAACGCAAACAAACCCCGTCGATCTAGATGTCGCCACCCCCGGTCACAAGTATATACATACCCTGTTAGAGGTCTGGCGTACATATAAGGATAACCGAACCGATCGGTCTCTCTCCTATTTAGTCGTTTGCGTTCAGCGGCTAACAGATACCACCCGGTACTTGTTCGACTTTTATTGCGGGTTGCCTTCTTCTTCTTCAGCTGCCTCCACCGCCGCCGGTTCTGGATCTTGCTGTTCGTCCGCTTCCACTTCTGCCTCAGGTTCTGTGCGGTTAACAACAGCACCCAGTGAATCGCTAAACAATGAAATTTTATCAGCGAGCTCAAGGCGAAACCTACTGGGAATGTCCTCCTGTTCAGTTAGGTCTTTAAGGTAAGCCTCAAGACCCAAAGCAGCATCAACTACATCAAACACAGAGGAGACCCCGGACAGGATACTGCCGGAGGTATACCCCCCGGAAACCCCAGCAATGAAGGACTCTTTGACAATACCCACACGCGAATGTTCTGGTAGGTACTCATCCAACTGGTACACAACATCTAGCTCAGGTACAGACTCGTTGACTCCCACACTCCAATAAGTGTATACCTTGTCCGCTCCCATGATTGAACCATTCATAACAGTTCCGAAGCAGGCTTGGTTAAAACGACCACACGTTTCACGCATTGCGTCTTCGTTCAACCGAGAGACAGGCCGATCCCCGTCTTTGACATGCAACCTATGCCCACCCTCTGTGGACTCCATCAAAAAATACATACGACCTCCTATGGGTTAAAGTTAAACTTGTTGTTATCAAAATCCCTTGTTGGGTATGGTGACTTGGGAAGAAAAGACGGATCATCAACTAGAATGACCGGCTCGTCAAAGTCAAAAGCCTCAACCTTTTCAATGTTACCTACCGAACCCGGCATCGAAGATGAGTACACCAGAACAACAACGTTATTTTTCATGTAGTAAATAGCAGAAGGGTACAGTGTGCCTTCTTCTGTCACATTAGGATCACGCTGGAAAGCAAAGTAATCCCCCGAGTGAAGATCCCCATAGGTTAGTTCCTTCTGTCGTTTCTTTCCCGAAGTAGGAGAAGGTTCCGGTGGTGGGTCTTGGTCTTCTCCGCCCCCACCTCCGTTACCCCCGAGTGTACTGATGTATGTACTGAGAGTCTGCACACGCACAGACTCAACATGAATCTTCTCTATAAGATTCAACACATCCATCTTGGTAGCAGCTGAGCTTACCGAAAGAACAAGACGAACATGAGCCTGTTTGTGTTGTTCTAGTTGTGCTTTAAGTTTGTCGATGTTCATGAAACTACCCTTTGTATGAATGGCCAGCACTTAGGTGTACTAATCTGCACCACATGGTTGAGTCGCAGAGTCAGAAGAAGCAGTAAGACGAGGCATCGTAGCATACAAGCTCCCTTCATATATGTACCTAAGAGTGTCCGTTATTGTCTCCATTGCTGCTTTCTTCACCGGGCTGGGTTTCCAGTGTTCCTGGATCTCCTCTCGGGTAACCATGAGCAACTGCCGGGTCGATCGGAAGGCGGGGTGGAGTACGTCCTCTGGCTTGGCTTGGAGTACTCGCCTCTGCACATCCAGAAGATCCTGTAGTATCTTGTGTGTGTCGTGTTTCATCTCGGTCTCCTTCTTGTGGAGTGGGCTCATCTGTGGGGTCCTCCCACATCTTGTAGCGGGCTCGATAGATAACCCGATCAATAGCAAAGATCAAGGATGCTATCATAGGGTAGCAGCATATCACCAGGGCGAAGAGAACAAGGAGTAACCAAGGTAACGCAAATAGAAACGCAACTTGGTGAATTGACAGCGGATAAAACACATAGATCAGTCCCCAGCAAGCGAGGCCGAAGATTGTGATTCCGATTCCATACACTCGATAGCTATGGTAAGTACCTGTCGAAGGGCCTTGGCCTCGCTGAGTGTCTGGTTGTTGAGCTTCTGTAGAGCTGATGTCGGTGTTGGTTTCCACGCCAGGCTCAGTAGTTGGTTCTTCACTTCGCATTTAATACCCCTGGTCTCTACCACTACACAAGGTGTCTTGATTACTTCGATATCGGCCATATTAAACCTCCAAAAAAGCACCTCACTGAATTACCAATGAGGTGCTCGATACTCCTGACCATCTGATGTTACCCGATGGCAAGGTTATTCTGTTCAGCAGGAGTTATGTCTCGCCGACACGCCCGGCGAACACGCTTGAATGCTTCGCGTCTCTTCTTTATGTATGTGGATACTGTCATGCCAAGAGCTTTGGCAGTCTCTTCCAGTGTGCATCCGTGGATGTACTGTATCCTAAGCCCTGTTTGTATAACAGGTGGAAGGACGTCCATGCATTTGCGTAATAGATCACAAGTGTCTACCTCTGTGTTTCCTGATGCGAAGATAGCATCATGTACGGAAGACAGGTACACCTGTGTTCTAAGTGCTTTGCTCTTTGCTGTTTCCAAACCTGCGTTTTGTCTGCGGCAGTGGCCGTATGCGGAAAGGTATGCCACACTACGCCACGAGCGGTCCATCACTCGTGAGTTGTATGTGCGTAGTGTAGCGGGTCCTTCTTCTGTGAAGGACTGAGCAGCAGAGCGTAAGCGAATATAGAATATGGAAATCATTTCATCCTTATTCGCTTGTGGGTAAAGACGACGTTCTTTTACCAGCCTACCCACATAAGCTGATATCTGTTCGTACAATTCATCTGTTTTGTTTTCTTCCTCCATCCTTAAACACCGCTTTCTTACATCCCTTAAGTACCTGACCATAACGATAGCGAGCCTCCCGTTGCTCTGTGTTACGGTAGATACGTTTGTGTATGTGTATTAAACCTTTCATGTGACCTTCGATATTAAAAAACAAGCTTCATATGGTCGGCGTGGATACCCTTGCAGTACGCATTATGCTGAACACCTACCTTTACAAACCCGTATCTTTTGTACAGTTTTATAGCTGATGTGTTGTCCCGACGTACATAAAGAGACACAGACTCAGCGTCATGCTTGTACTTACACACACTTATAGCGTGGTGTAGTAAAGAACTACCAAACCCACATCTCTGATGTTTGGGTAAGACTGCTAGTTCGTCAAGATGCCACGCCCCACTATCTTGGGTGTAGCTGCTAACCCCACGAAGATGAGCCACCCCCACTACTGTGAGGCTGGTAGGGGTAACAGCCATTAAGGTGGTTTGATTCTGCGACTTCAGGTCTACACCGGTAAGTCTTCGCCTACCTACAAGACCTTCAAAGGCCGCATCTGCAATGGCATGGTACACAGGCATACTACCCGGATTACATTCGAATATATGCACCTTCATCTTGACCTCCGTCGTTGAAGTTAGCGAGTTACGTTGTAATTGTAAGCAACGTAAGCCTCACCGTATGCGTCAAGAGCTTGGCGTAATTGCTCGGTGGCCTTCTCTAACTCCGCGTAGAGCTGGTCACGAACAAGCTTACTGACTTCTGCTCTCATCGTTATGGGTTTGGTATAACCCGCCCACTTTTTGTACGCCGCTTCTTTGTGAATGACTGCACGCTCAACACGCCGCTCCGCATTGTACAGGGTGTGAGCTAGCACCATGTGCTCATGCTTTTCTTTTTCGTTCATGTCGGTTCCCTTTGGCTGTGGTCTGCACAATATGTGTTTACTCTCTCTTTATGAGTCTCCTAATGACCCCAACAGGATTTGAACCTGTGTCTTCTCGTTGAGAACGAGATGTCCTGAGCCTGACTAGACGATAGGGCCGGTACCGAGGAGTGATGTAGCAGGTCCTCACTGCCCCCAGATGTAACAGGACTGGGTCCGTCATGAATCAGGTAGGCAGGAGTTGAACCTGCGACCGGAGTTGCGATCTCCAGCTCTACCACTGAGCTACTACCTGAATATGAGTCCGGCTGGCGGGCTGGTCAGGCCATGTCTCCCTGCCGGTCGGGTTTGTCGTACCAATAGACTCTCTTTTAACCACTCATAAAATACACACCATCACCGCTCGCTACCCATCCCGGATTAGAAACTTGTTTCACGCATCTGCTTACCGGGCCAAAGCCTCGTCCGTGTGGTGTGTTGTCGTATCACAGAAGTGACACGGCGTCGTGAAAAGAGACACACCCCCACCAAGGGGCATGCCTCTATGGATTGCAGAGGCGTGGTGTTAGTTGCTCTACCCTAAGGCGGGCATACAACTCGCATAGCAATCTCTCCCTAGTACCAGCTTGGGGCGGGTGTAGGGTATGGTCAATCCTGATCTGCAACAGCTTCGTCAACCTGCTCGGCAGGCTGTGTATCTGCTGCGTCCTGAGCGACAGCCTCTGTTGCTTCTGCATTGGTGTCGGCTGCTGCTGCTGCGTTGTCGTCCACCTGGGGACAGTCAGGGTTCGTGCACGGTGCTGTGTTGTTGTTGTCTTGGTTGCTCATTCGATTCTCCTATAACAAGGGCCTCTTCCGCCCTACTCTGTAAGCGACAAGAGTAACACCCCCTTGTCTGGTTTGAATACGAGCGAAGGGCTTCCGCCTCCTCGTCCGTTATTTTTAGCAGCACCTTAGAACCCCCTGATGCGTAACCCCTGCGAGTATACGCGAACCCATTCTCATCCTCGGCTACCCAGTAATGAGTGTACCCAATCGCATAGGTATCTATCACACGAACAGGTAGATACACATCACCACTGTTCCCACATCCCACAAGAGAAAGGATAAGACAGCACGCAATCGCGGGTAACGCTCCATGATTCATGATTCCTCCATTAATCGTACATGTTCAAGTAAGATCCAACATTTATCACTGCTAAAGCAGAGACAACGGTACTGGCTGAGCCCCAAAGTATCTTGGCTGCGATCAAAGAAGACTTCCTATACAGAATAGGGATATCATCTGTATGTTTCAGATACACAAGAATGAAATCAAAAGAAGCCCACATTGACACAGCAATGATGGCAAAGAAGAGACCGTTGTTCAGGTACTGATACATAGACACCTTACGTTCCCACTCTTTCAGTTTCCTTTGGTACTCATGGTGAAGACCTCGATTTTCGAAAGCACCAGCAGAGCCACCCTCAACAGGCTTCGGTGGTGGTTCTTTACACTTCAATACCTGTGGAAACATGCGACCTCCTAGATTTGGTGGTATGTAACCCTTGTTACTTTTACAGGGTAGCACTGTAGGGTTCTGCTAAACTCAAAAGGAATACTTGATTCCCCTACTTCAAGAGCATGCTTGTGGCTTGTCTTTAGGTAAAGCACACAACCCGACCCCACCTTCGACACAAACAGACTGAACAGCTGAATGTCAGAGAACCTCTTCTCTCTGTCTACCGCCTCTTCTTCAAGTATCATCATCCCCTCCAATCTTAGGGAACGGCTCCCGAGGACGGGCGTCCTGACGGGGGGCTGCCATGAGAGACAGCATCAGCACAACACAGATGATTATACCGAGTATTAGCATTGCTTACCTCCAAGGTGACCGACGGGACTTGAACCCGCACCATTCCCGGACCACAACCGAGTGCTCTACCAATTAAGCTACAGCCACAATGACCCGACTAGGATTTGAACCTAGGTTTCCCCTCGGAAAGAGGGGTGTCCTACTAGCAGCGTGCTACCCTTCGATGGGTAGTGCATTACTAATAACCTGACTAGACGACCGGGCCTAAACCTCAGCCATAGGGTGTCACCCTACCACTGAGGGTTTTGTGATAGAGAGTGGGCTATCTTGTGGTACTGACGAGATTACCACTCAACCCGCTGGTTCCTTCTATCACAGTACAAGAGACTGATGAAGTCTCAGGGTACCAGAATCAATGACCCCAACAGGATTTGAACCTGTGTCTCTCAACGGAAAGTCGAGTGTCCTAAACCTGACTAGACGATAGGGCCGATCCCTACCTTTTTGTTTGTTGTTGTGCTGGGTAGGTAGGCAACCATACACATCGCACCCTCATTTAGTTTAACGTGGCTTCGGGATTCCCACAATGACCCCAGTAGGATTTGAACCTACGTTTTCCAGCGGAAAGCCGGCTGTCCTAAACCTGACTAGACGATAGGGCCAGTCACCATGCATTAGTGCAGAGGGGCTCCCTCCGTCGAGGTGCTTGCCAATGATAACGCATATTCGGTGACAAACAAAAAACCCCCATGTTTCAGGGGGTTCCTTGGCATTCCTCTTGCGAGGAAACGGAGGTGCTTACTTCTTCGCGTTGCGAATGTCTCGGAGACGCATGTGAGCACCAGTCACAGCGGCCTGTCTGAGATCCTTTGGACTCGAAACAACATTGGCAGGGGTAGCCGTACCCCCACCTTGAGGAACAGTGAACGCGTGGCTGCGTTCCATGATGGGTACAAGGATGTTGAGTTTCGCGTCCACATCGGAGGCATCCCGTGTGGCTTTCCGCTGGATTTCGTGGGCTTGATCTTCAGGAATCCACCCCAGAGACAGAGGAACCTCAATATTCTTGAGACCCTTGCGAATCTGTTGCCGGCGTGCTTCGAGAGCAGCATACGCAATGATGCTCAAGCACGCGGCTTCCTGGTCTGCGATCTTCCCACTGTCGGCAGTGTAATTGATTTCCACATCTTCCCCGTCGATAGTGAAGATGACGGACTCAAGTTTCACTTCAGCCTGGGTTTCTGCCTGAGTAGACTCAGCATCCTTAGCAGCCTCAGCGGACTCAACAACAACGACATTGGTTTCATTTCCCATTGTAATCTCCTTTTCCTTGGGATTAGTGAACGCCAACGGTGCACACCCTGTCGTTAAACAGGGCGGCACCGATCTTACCCAACACCTCTTAGTATTCACCTAGTAGGTGGATGTCGGGTTGATTATTGTTGGTAATCGAACGGGTATACTTTGTGGTATAACTCTCACTTCGATTACTTTGCGTCCTTTATTTGTGTGGTTCGTTAGTCAGTTAACGACCACACTTCCTACACACATCGGACGATATGCGTAGTCACCATGCTTACCTAATATACCGGTGCTATGACTTAGTTGCGGAGCATAGCCCTATGGTATTTCGTATAGCGGACGGCCAGCGTTCCACACTCAGAGAGTGTAGCATGTGGCATGGTATTAGCATCCATCCTACGGATCTAATCAAGCGATCACGCCCATTAAATCGGGTAGGAATACCATCCGCGTCTAGCATACTCCATTCTACCATTAGACTCAAGAAAGCTGGTGTATGCTAGGGGTTCTAGCAAACTTGAGTGGTTCCCTTGTCCCAATAACAATCGGTTGGGGAATCGCTTATCTGTAATAGGTGGCGATACTGTTTCCAATATCGCACCCTTGTCTATACGCAACCTGTTTCAAACGGTTCCTAGTTTCAGCATTTTATTTTTTAGCCGCCTGTTTGCCTCGTCCCTGTGGATAGCACGATATCGGGCGTTATCGGTACGCTGGGCGTGTTTTTCCAGCCGCTCAGCGACCTGTTCTGCCCTCTTGAGCCCCCCGAACCCGAGAAGATCCCCATGTGCATCTCGGGCGAGATCATGGGTACGCCCACGAATCACACACACCAGATATCGGGGTAGCTTTGGTATCTGTTTGGGTTTGGGTGACTGGGCGATAGCCCGCTTAGTACGCAATGGGCGTACTTTGGGCGCCAACCTGCCAGCTTTCTGCATAGCAAATCCTCCGTAATTAGATTGTGAATGGGCGTTCTATCGTGTTTCCACAATACCGCCCGCGTGTGTTAAACCCAATTGGGTATGATGCCTTGCCTCATCATTTCGTTGTGCAAACGCTGTTCCTCGATCCGGTTCTTGCGTTCCAACTCTCGGTTATCTTCGATGCGTTGCCGCGTCTGTTCCTTGAGTTTGGAAACCCGGTTCCCTAGTTTGTTGATCGTCCGCAAGGAGGATTCTAGGGTAGGTGTAGGGCGTTCCGTACACATTTCAGATTGTTTCAGTTTCATTCGGTTTCATCCTCACTTTCTAGGATCAGGCAAACCCCAACACACACGAGGGCTAGACCCAAGCATCCCACCAATACGATTGAGGGTGTATGGATCAGGTTGTCCCATATGCTAGGTGTCATTGTCTACCCTTTCTATACGCGGGGTTCCTACCATCGGTTCCCCGCTTTTTCAATATTTTTCTATCGGTTCATCCTAGTGAAATGTTCCACCTAAACAAACAAAATCATGAAAATCCATCAAATTGTGGATAACCTGTGGATAACTCTCTGTTCGGTACTCGTTTGGGAAAACAGACAGGTCCTTATAGATGGGGTCACTGTTAGTGGTTTGTTGGGTACTTGAAAACAGACAGGTCTGTCTATCCAAACACTCACCGAACAATTACCCACCCCAGAGATTTCCCTTACGGAGCCCTAACAGACCCCCCCACGGGGGTGTGGGCGGCGGCGGGTCCAGAAGTAAAGCACCCCAGACAAATTCCTACCAAATTTTTACGCCCAACTCATGTGGAACCCTCAAACCCAGAGACCTTCTAGGAAGAAACCAGAGTGTAGCAGGGACCCTATAAGAGTCTCTTTAAGAGTCCCTACTACTTTCTCTTTTTAGTTTGTTCTCTAATGGTGGTTATTCCCTTAGTTACTCATTCCCCCATCCTCTCAAGGAGTCTCCCCCCTATTACCCCTTCTACCTCACTTCGGACTATCTTCGTTTGCGGCTCCTCAGCCCACTTTTCTGACGCCAAGTGGTTCGCTTGATAGGATCGCCCATTTTCTCCCAGAAGTCGTCTACAACTGCCTTCAGTCGTTTCTCCTTCTGATCCTCGATAGTCACCATAAAGTCTCTGTTCAGGGTTTGTGTCAACCTAGAGACACAACCCCACAAAGCATCAACATAGTCATCATGCTCAAGGGCATCCTTCGTGTCCCAGATGTGAGTCAGCTGATACTGGAGTTCAGTATGCTTGGCTACCTCAGAAGACACCACCAGACGGTGTGTCCCCATAACAGGCCGCAGGAGGTCAATGAGACGGCTCTCCTTGCGTCCTGTGACCCAAACCGGCTCTACCCCCGCCTGGACACCGAAACGCCTTAGAACGGGTTTGAGGAGCTCTGCGTAGGCACCACCATTATAGTTCTCCTCAATGAAGATTGTTTGGACATCGTGCTTCAAAGCAGTCACTGCCATCCGAGTGAGGAGTTGTTCGTTGAATGCGTCTACGTGTCCACCGATTTCTGGTATGTATATGTAGCTAGGGGCAGCATACCCGACACAGAAGGTACAGGAGTCAGCCCCTCGACCTGAAGGATCGATCCACATGACCTTTCTGTTGAATGGAACCAGTTCATCATCAACTGTTCTGGGGCCATATAGGTAGTCACCTCGCCACCCAGCGACCGGAATGGGCTTCCGATAGGCTTCCTCGTTGGTCCAAGAGAGCCGAGCCGGGAACATTTCCAAGTCACAGTCGAATACAATAAGGTCTCTGAGCCTCAGAGGGTACCTATCAGCGTCTGCCAGAGCCGGGTTCAGCATCATCTGGAGCTGGAATCGGGCCGGTGGGGTGATAGATTCCTTGTTGGCTAGGTATTCTTCGTCCATTCGCTCTGGATAGGTAGGTAAACCAACAATATCCGGATCTGCGGTGATCTTATCCCGTAAGAAGGTAGGGATTGTATCGATGAATTCGTCATCAAGGGCTGGATACCGGGCTGGAACCCGAATCATCTCATACCCCAGCTCCTCAGCCGCGAAGTAGATAGATTCCTGGGTCTGAGGTGTACCGATCAGGGTTACAATGTTGTCTGTATCCGCAATAACGATGTCCTCGTACTCAGCAATCTTCTCCATCAGGGCCCTCTTGTTGTCATCCGTAAGGCTATTCTCCGTTGTCTCCAGGTCATCCGTGATAATCTCATCCACGTGAGAGCCCGTGACCATAGAACGGTGCCCATAAGCAGCTAAGGATGGGTCCTTGCTTTTGCGGGTACGAATAGCGATATCGAACCGCTGAGCCTGGTTACGTATGTTCTTGTCTCTACCATCAGGCACCAGATGGGCTGTAATCTCTAGCTCACCTAGGATCTGCCTTACTAGAGCTACAATCTCCTTTGCTCGTTCTGATGAAGCTGACTGGACGAGGAGCAACCTGTTGGGGTTCTGGTGGAACCGCCAAGCAATGTAACAGGCTATCATCACCGTCTTACCAAACCCCCGCATACAGCTGAGGATTCGGCGGTTGCTAGCGTTCTGCAACCAGTCAGCGACATCGTATTGAATATCGTGAGGTTCAATCCCCATGACCTCGAATGCGAGGAACATGAAGTTACGGAAGTCGTCTTTGACCGGATCATCGTACATAAAAGAGATCCCCGGCTCTCACCGGGGTGCCTCTTAGCCCACAGATCGTGGGAAAGGAACATTCGTGTTCACTTTGGTATCAAGCTCGTCAACCTTGCTACCGGGTACTGGGAGTACCTCGATCTTGACGGCCTTGATAAAATCAATCGCATTCTTGTATACTGAAGGGTGTGGTGAGTCTTCACTAAGCTCACGGATCAGTCGATCCGCTAGTAGGTCAAGCAGTAGGTTAGCTTTGGTTTGATCCATCCGTTACCTCCTGTCCCTTGACCAACCCGGCGTTATAGCTATCTTCCTTCTCGGTCCGAAGCTTACGCTGGCCTAAGACCATGTTGACAAGAAGGATAAACGAAGCACCCGCACCACCATAAGGGTTGAACCCTAGGGCGGCTAGGTTCTCAGGTTGAACTAGGGCACCAGCCACACCATTGATAATATCGACCTTTGAGCTGGCCGCATCGAAGCGGGCATCCCACGTATCCTTGACACCCAGCTGCCAGCGGTCGAATTCGTCTCGGTACATTGGACTCTCCGCAACACTCACCTTCTCGGGAAAACCCACGGTTACCGCACCTTGGGGTACGTCGTGTTTAACCCAGAACTGGGAGCACCCAGAGATAAGACCGACAACAGACCCGGTAGCCACTACGGCTGCGATCTGTTTAAAGCTAAGACTCTTGACGTCTTCTAGTTTAATGTTCATTACTGTTCCTTTCTGAATTCACTTGAACCACAATAATATTACTAGGGTTCCGTGGGTCGGGTACGTTCATACCCGGATTAGCAATAGCTGTCCGTAACGCCCGCTCAGAGGCTTGAGTCAGGGTATACCTGTCTTCATTGACAGTGTCTAGTTGGTTTTGCATGTCTGTGAACTTCGAGGAGAGCATCCAGGTGGCACCCATTCCCGTGGTCACAATAGTTAAAAGGCCTCCGATGAAAGCCAACGTCATCTTGTTTTCGTTGATAAACCCCACACCAACCTCACTCGGGAATAGGAGTAAAGCCCCCACCCCATTGGGTGGCAGGAGTCCCACCACCACCAGAGCCGGAGCCTGATTTAAAATAAACCCAGATGATAAGCATCAGCTATCCCTCCGGCAAAATACATTAACAAACAATAGATCACTGCCCGAGAAACTCGATACAGAGAACAGGAAGTTGTCCGAGACTTCTGCTGAGCCTCCCGAGCTTGGGGTGTCCATGTCAGCAGTCGTAGTACACGAAAGGGTCGTACCTGCAGCGTCAGTCCACGTGATCGCTGTGTTATCGATTTTTACTTGTAGGCTAGCAGAGGTACCAGTACCACATTGTGTTTCAATAGAGAGTACGTCGAAGTCCCAGGGGCTACTCAGAAATACCGTGTAGTCCCCATCACCATCAAAGGCGAACGAACCGACAAACTCACGAGCGTCGTCATCCAGCATTTCTGCTGAGGGTTTCGTAGTCATTAGACCTCCATCGCTGTTATGCGGGTAAGAGTACCCGAGGAACAGGTGAACGTTAGAACGCCTGCGGGAGGCACAAGAACACTTACAGGGATATCCTGCACAGCCCCTCCGGGGGCATTCCACGCAAAGATTATTTCGGCGGACCCCCCGTCCGGTGTCAGGGAGATATTCCCACCGTGGGTCTGAACCCGAATACACGCAATAACGAACTCAGTACCTGAGGAAGCGTTTGTGTAGGTAGGTGTCCCGCTAAGAGCCGAACCGGGGGTTGTTACCTCAATAAGGGTGTTGTCGATGTCTGTACGAACAATGCTACCTGTAGAGGTGATGTTACTGTTGGATATCGTCTGCAGTGTCGCGGTTTCCGAAGAATCCACAACAATAAAGCGATTGTCCTCTGCTGTGTCCGGGAACTCAAGCTTACTAAGCGGGACACTATCATCTATCAGAGCGTCTCCGTCGAGTGTGCCATCGATAATAGCATCCCCGTCAAGGGTGTTGTCTATGATAACATCCCCGTCCAGTGTCGCCGCTGCATAAGTAGTAGTAACGACACCAGGGATAGCCCGGAAACCGATAACAAGGTCGTCCGGTGGGGCACCTGCGATGAAGTTCACTACAGGTATACTGGAGGCATTCAGGGAGTAGGTGTAGTCTACACCCGGTCTCTGAGTCACACCGTCGATGGTGACCCACACCTTGGCCGCGTTGATATCGGTTGTCGGGAAGTCGGTTAGCTCAAACTCTGTCTGAGAACCATCCCCCGTTTCTTCTGTGTATAGGCCTTCTCCAATGTCAGCGACATCAGCATCAGCAAGCAGAGCCACAACCTGACCGTAGGTGACCCAACCTGTACTGGTTGTAGCCTGCCCACAGTTTGTTGACGGAAGCCCCTGCCCGTTCCATGCTGTGCCTGCTGTATTCTTTAGCAGGGCATCAGCTACGTTGGTGTAGACTTCCTGAATCAAGTGAAGAAGGTTATCACTATCGTTGTTGTTTGCGTCGGCGTCTAAATATGAGAGGCCGGTAAAGTCAATATATCGATCCGAGCGATCTGTGTCACGATCAATAGTTATCGTGTCCCCCACAGCAATGGAGTACCCAGCATCAATAGTCACGATCTTAGTCGATCCATCGATGGTATAATCCGTACTTACTGTCAGAAGGGTTTCAGTCACACTCCCCGCAGCTGTGTGGTACACATCAATCTGCTGAGCCGCTGTGGCTACAGAGGTGGGAAGTAAGTCAATTGAACTGAAGCTGAATGTTCTACTGGACACATCCCCGGCATCGAGGACATAAGATTCTCTTGTAGTCGCACTCATGTTTTATTCCTCAATAGCAGATTCAACCATGCTTTGTATAGCACGAGGAAGAACCCAGTTTAAGATTGGAAATGCTTTCTCAAGACGATACAACGCCTCCTTGTCTAACTCTTCGTCAGGACTCAGTACGGCTTGGCTGATGTCTAAAACATCGTTGACAAGCTGCCCTGTAATACCTAGACCGGGGCTACCCCCTAAACGTACCCGACTGTCCCCACCAAACGCCTTGTGTATCATACGGAATACACCGTCTTGATACGGACCCAGGAATGGGACTGCCGACACGCTACGAAGAGTCATCTCAGAGGGATCTTCCTCCCAAGCCTCCAGGAGATCTGAGGGTTTTTCACCTTTAAAGATCATTGACTGTAGGTTTCTGTTAACGGTTTCAGCAATAAGGAAGAAACCAGACCAGAACAGGAGTGAAGTCGCACCCCGATCTGCAATAGGACGCAGTCGGTTATTGCGGAAACCTCGGGGATAAGAAAGGAAAGTGTTGAGAAGTTGAATCATCGGGTTAGGTCCGTGTGATGGGCGGTCCCAAACCGAAGGATTCACAATGAAGTTATCGACGGACTGTCGGGCGTAGTCTAATAGTTTGTTGTAGGCTTCGGTAGCCAATTCCCGTTGGTTGCCGTCTTTGATTTTGTAGATAGCAGCAGAGACCTGTTGACCATCAGCAACGTTATCTACCCCGTTGGCCTTAAGTAGATTAAGCCCTGCGAGTGTGTCAGAGCCAGTAAGCCCAGCATCAGTAAACTCCTGGGCTAGGGCCCACTTACCACCAAACCCAGACTCGCGTGCGGCTCTCTTGAAGCCTTTGAGATCACCAAACGTGGTGGTTTTCTCGGCGAGTTTGGCTAGCTTCGGTAGGTACTCCATCGCTTGGTTGAGGTGGATGTAGGCAATAGCTGCTCGACTGCGGTTGGTTAGAAACTCTTCAAATGAACCCATACGAGCGTAATCTGCAAGAGCCTCTGTACCCGCTGTCACAATGTTCGCAGCCTTGTTAGAGGAGCCTCGGAGAGTTCGGGGGGCCCGATCGCCTTTAGCTACACTAACAAAGTGTTTGAAAGGGGCGGCGAATCGTTCAGCCATACCGAATACAATGGATTCATCACTAAACCCAGTGGAGGCCATATGCCGGTGCTCGCGGACAATGAAGTCTAGTCCTTTACCGATGGACCGCAACTGCTCACGAGAGAAGTTACCGTCCCGAAGAATCTTAATAGCTGCCCTTGTTGTGTTCTTAATACCGAACTTACTGGACAACTCGACGATAGCGGCGGGGATTTCTACAGACGACATTGCCACACCGATACCGGGGTTAACGAAAGCACCCCCGACATTACGAACGTTGGTCGCGAGCAGGTGGTTAGATAGCTCACCTTCTCCTAGGGAGATGTTGCGTCCTGACACATCCCGCTCTGCATCCATGAGGGTTTCGATTAACGATTCGGCAGCCTTTCGCCCGGCTTGTGTCTCCTGTGACAGGGAGAACACCTCTCGCCGAGTGAGCTCAACCAGGCCCTCCCATGTTAGGTCAGTACGTCCTGTCACACGATTGACGGCATCCTGACGAGCGATACGCACACCAGATCCGAAGTTGTATGACAGGCCGTTCATGATTGGGTTTAGCTCAACAACACCCGCCTCCATGATATCCCGGTCCAAGAAGAACTCTTGTTCGATCTTCCGCTGAAGATCTGACCGAACAGCCCGCCATGCTTGGGAACTGTCACCACGGGATTTGGCTTGTGCTGTTAACACTTTACCCCCTAGGGAGTTAACCTTGTTGTGGATAGCAGCAGCTGCGTGCTCTTCTAGCGTGCTTTCCAGCAGATCTAAGTACCGATCAAAGGCACTAGTCCCGTCTGCAAACTTCAGTTCAATAAGATCCTCAAGCTTCTTGAGTCTACCGATATCTCCAAAGTCTGCGTTATATTTACCGTCGGCATCGACAATCTCTGCACGCATCATAGCCCCAATGTGAAGGGGTGTGTCGTTGTCGTTTGCCATATAGGTCTTCTTATACCTCTCCCCTAGCTTAGTACGAAGCATCTTACCATGCTTGTTGGCTGCTTCGGGGTTAAGGGTAATGTGCACAAAGTCTTCGAGCAAGCCACCAAAGGTGCTAGTTCTAGCTCCGTACTGCCCCATCTCATCGTAGAACTTACGGTAGGCGTTCGCTAGCTCGGCTACCAACTCGTCGTCGGTAGAGTCAATACCAGCAGCCACTCGCATTGCGTCGATGTAATCTCTATCCAGCTGTGCCTTATTCCCCCCAGCTCTTCGGTGAAGTGCTTCAGTCGGTCCGGCTATGTATGTTTCCATACGAGCACGTATCCGACTGTACAGGTGGGATAGACTGGTTACGCTTTCTCCACCGACCATACTGGAATTAGTATGAGCGAGTGGGTGAATCATATTAGCCAGGAGAGAAGCCATTCTGCTTTTTGAAGCTAGTTGCTCAACATCGTGGCGACGAGTACCGAGAGAAGCAATAGAGCTGAATACCCGGTTATTGAGAACCTTAGAGGCTACTGTCCCGTTATGAAGGGGGAAGTCGAAATCCCCGGTCTGGAATAGAATCCGCATAAGGTCCGCCTGGCGACCGGGGTCAAGCCGGTCTGTGCGGGGTCGATCAAAGCTATCAATGAATTCAAGCAGCTCAACCTGGTCATCTGATCGAAACGCTCCTGAGATTGAAGTCTGGACTTCTTGGAGTTGTTTGTCGATCTTCTTCCATTCCTTAATTACTTCGTTGATCTTTTCTACATTCGCGTTTTCGTTGGTTAGCTTGATCACCCGCTCACGCAGGTCTGCTGTCTGTTGGGCTAACCGCTTGAGGGTTGTATCCTTAGGAGCTGTGGGAAAAGCAATCTTAGCTTGTTCGTCTTTAGCCTTTTGAATTTTAGCTTCCCAGTTATGCTTCTCGATGTTCGAGAGGGGTTTTCCTTCGGCTGCTCGCTTCGTTGCTAGATTCTTGTAGTCAGCCTCTAGCTGTGTAACACGAACAGAGGCGGCAAATAGTTCCTGCTGGTCGACGTACCCAATGAAATTTTGAATCTCTTTGAGTGTAGGTTTCTGAAGCATGAACTTAGCCAGCTCTTTCAGATCGTAATCTGTAGATTCTGACAGCATTCTGTTCAGTAGGTTTCGCTGGCTAGTCGTGAAGGTACTGAGGTGCCCTTCGATGATAGTAAACACAGCATCATCACTCACGTCCTCAGCATCCAGAGCGATGCGTCGGTCTTCAAACAAAGTAGGGCGACCATCTAGGGCTGCTCGGTCTTCCGGTGACAGAAGTCTAGCAGCTGCTGCATCCCGTTTAGTGAGCTGGTCGGCCCCAGGTAAGAAGAACTTACCCAGACCATAACCCAACCCCAGGCCCAACAACCCAGACGTTGCTGATTGCTGGAAGCTCCACCAACCCTCATCGTACTCTAGGTACTTATCCAGGATGTCGTCTGTTTGGTTTTGCAGCATTAAGTCTGCCGCTGTGTTTAGGGTACCGGCCTCTAACCCGAGCATCAACGCTCCGTGGTTGCGAGTCCAGTTGTTATTTAGTATAGCACCACTAACCGTTTTGTTTGCGTCAAGTCTCTCTGAGGCGGACAGGACAAACTTCTCAACCTTGGTAAGACCGTTAGCTGCTCCTGCTTTTGTTGAGAGACGTTGAGAAGCGTTCATCAGAATTTTCTTAGATGCGTTCTTTGCTAGTGATGCGTACCCGATGGAGGCAATGTTTAGAGGATCGGTCAACACCTCGGTGCCGAGCGTTCCAGCAACCCCGACCGTCGTCTCTAACCACCCCTCGGTGTTTGCTTGAAGTTGATCTTCTAGTCGGGAGACGAGAAGAAAGTACTTAACCCTTTCTTGGGCCTCTTCAAACGAAAGGTCCTCAAGAGCCTCGTAATCAAATCCCCTTTCATCAAGTAGGTGCTTGACACCGGGGGAGATGATTTTGGGTATGTCAGGGCCGGTTACTTCATCTTTCGAGATCGAGCCCTCGGGTGTAATATAGGCATCGGGGGTTTCCTCGATACCTAGTGTAGCCCTGTCTACGAATCCTCGATTAGCATCTGCAGCGATCCACCCAGCCACTGAGTTCAGGGCATATGTAAGGGGGTCGACGTCATCTGCAAATGGGTCGAATGCCGTGGACGCCTGCTGTTGTAGTCGCGTCCCGATTGATCCATAGGCGGTGCTGTCAGGACGGTACGACGGAAGGCCTTGTGACGAGATGAAGGTCGGTTGGACGTTTTCTGGTCTTTGTGTAGGGAGCCGTAGAAGGCCCCGTCGTTCGTCGTTTGTCATTTGTTACCTGTGATAAGAGATTGATACTGTTGCTCGGAGAGGGGTATGGTGCGAGTTCGTCTCACAGAACGATCTGTGTTCATGTAGATGAACTGAAGCATAACACCCCCGTTGAGGGTTTGGTCCCTAGTCTGGGAGATTCGTACGGTATTAAACGTGTCTACTCCCATGAGGATATCTCTCATAGCTGTTGCTTCTAGAGGTTTGATTCCTAATTCTTCTTGGAAGAACTCATCAGGGTACCTCTCCATATAGGAGTTGTTAAAGTCTACTGTGAGACCTGCTCGGGCGATGTTACCCTGGTGTTGGGCCTGAGTCTTACCGGCTTTCCGAAGGAAGTCATACACTTTAGCATAGTCTTCGTTTGATCGGGTAAATGCTCCCCTACTCATACTAAGAGTCGCTAAGCGTCCGGTATTGTAATCAACATAAGCCTTAACACCATCAGCTTCAGCCAGTTTCAGGGCTTTATTTAAAAGAGTCTCACCTTCATGGCCCTGTTCATTCAGGATTGCCATGTACCCACCTAGCACATCGAACGTGTCTTTGTCCACCGGAGTCCCCGGTAGTAGTTGTCGAATCTGTTCGGTGATCTTCTGTTGGCGGTGGGGGTCTAGGTTCAATCGATTTTTAAACTCCTGAACCTGGCGGTACTCTTGGCGTAGTTCCTGAACCTGCTGCCCAATATCCTGATTCTGGAACCGATCAGGAACCAGACCGGTAGTTACTGAGTCTGTTAGAAGGGTGTTCAACGCATACTTAGTGTCTTCGGGCATTCCCTGTAACTCTAGTTGTGTCCTCAAGGCGTCTCCACCACCGTACACAAACTGTAGAGCCCAGGCCGCACCCGCTGCCCCTCCAAGTTCTAGGGCCTCTGTAACGGAGTCTGCGAGCCCGTCGGGGGTGATATCCGAGTGCTCTAAGTACCGAGCCATAACTTCTCCCATCACCTGGGCTGCGTCTAACTCTGCTTTCTTCTCCTGGCCCTTAGGGATATCCCCGTGTAGCCAGTAGTTAAGAGAGCTTGTAGTGGCTTGCCCCAGGGTGGGTCCGTCAACCCCATCTAGGGGTTTATCAAACATACCGGGGTTGGCCGCATCCATCATGGTCATGACCTGGGTTAGGTTCTGCCAACGGCGGCTATTAGATGGGTCCCCCATTCCCCGCATAAGCGAGAGGGTGTTAGCTGAGTCGAACATCTGGCCCGCCTGTGAGGGGTCAGTGAACGCAATAGACTTGGGAGGGGTCACACTAACTAGAAACCGCTCAAACTCCTTAGAGAAGGCGTCATCAAAATCTGTGTTGCCTCCAACGATAGTCGGTTTACCGCTGTCGTCATAGGTCACTTCGAACCCGTAATCACGAAGGGAGATCACTGCTCGTTTCAGGGCGGTACCGCTAAGAAAGTCAGAAGCCGTAAGATCCCCTGTGACGGATTGCACCACATTGGTTGCTAAGTTGCGAGCCACGGAATTCTGTTCGGAGTCTGTCAACCCTAGAGCAGGGTCAGCGGTGCGTCCTGCTACTATATCAAGATCCAGTTTGGTCAGGGGTAGTTGCCGTTTCATCGCGGAAACTTCTGCACCCTTGACCTGGTTTTGTGCCGAGGTATAGGTCATATCATACTGTGTTTGCAGTAGGTGAATACGCTCAGCTGGATCGACAGCCACGTTCTGGGACAGATTAAAGGCATGTTGCCTCTTTTGGTCCGCGAACGATTCCTCATCCTTCGTGTCGTAAAGCTTACTTACACGATTGACAAGACTGTTGACCGTAGTGGTAATCTGCTCTTCTATCTCAGGAGTTGCGAGCATTGCACCAGCCTGCTCAGGGGACATCCCGTAGGATTCCATCATACTGAGTAGGTAGTAGTTCTCGGTATCTTCTAGGATACCAGCCCGTAGCTCAGGTCCACGATGTCCTCGCTTCACAAAACTGTGAATAGAACCAAAGCTCCCGAGTGTGTTGAGTGTTGTGTTGTGGATGGCGTCACCAATAATGGTACGCTCGGTTGATAGCTCTTGTTGTTGTTTATTAAGAAGAGACTGAGCTAGGTCGGCTTCTTGGGTGTAGTACTGTTGGATTCGGTTGTGGAATGTACCACGTTGTCCGGGGTTCAGTTCACCATCCTGGGCACCACGCTGTCCGATGTCTAGGATTTTACGGTAGTACATCTCCGTAGCTGTCCGATCACCGCTTGCCTTAGCTTTGGTGTATCGGGTTTCATACTCCTCAAGTTCGAGGAGCTGCTCTTCGTACTGCTTATTCTGCTCTTCTGCAGAGGGTTGTCTCTGCTTAACAGCGATGTTAGCGGCAACGCCTGAGGCTTTCGCTAGGGCCTGGACAATATCCAGCCCTCTATTACGAACACCCGTTTGAAAGTTAGGTGTGTTAATAGTTGGGTTTTGTCTATCCGTCTGTAACTGACTAGCCGTTGGGACAGAAATAGGTTGCTGTCTCATCACTTAGTCTCCAAACAGAGTATTAAGGTTATCCCCGAATTCGAGACCGGCACTCAGACCGGAGATCGAGGCACCGATAAGGTCAACCTTACTGTTGGCTGCCCGTTGGTCGATTGACATAATACGAAGACTGAGATCACTATTGATCGATTCCTCAGCTTCTGCGTTCTTTGCCAATTCGCTTAGCTCGATAGCTTGGGATGAACGCCCAAAGGCGTTTCTATCTGCACTACCGACAGCGAGTCGGCCTACGTTAGCGGCTGCCGCCTTAGCTGCTCTGTCTTTTTTGTCGGCAGCTGCGATACGGGCTGCCATTTCCTGAGCCCTGGCCTGCTTGTCTGCAGCCTTGTTTCCCATGATACCACTAAACAGAGAGTATCCGAGACCAAGGGCACCTAGGATTTGAAATGCCATATGCCCTCCTTATCTGACTGGGCGTCTAGGGTTAAACGTACCTGCGTACTCTGCAGACACTAAGGTTAATGGGAACTCAGATGTGTCGGAGATTTCCAACTCCATCTCTGTTGCTTTACCGAGAATGATAAACGAAGGATCGTCGAAATCCACAACAGGGATTGTGTCGTAACCGACGTTACTGGCCCCCATCTGGGTTGACCTGTAGGGGGCTGTATAGGGGGTTGAAACTCCGGGTACCGTCTGAGTCAGGTCGAACTGCACTGTGTCCTGAATGTAGAGGACTAGCTTCTTCAAAGAGAATGCACCAGTAACTGGGGAGTTCTGGTTATCTTTAAAGTAGGGTGTGTGTAGTACAACCCTGAACTCAAACGGTATACCAATAATAACCGACTCACTAGAGTAATCACCGGAAACAGTAACACGGGTTACATGTTCCGATTGCTCCGTAGTTGTTGCGGCAATTGAAAGACCGGGTTTACTCCCGCTAAGGGGAATGACAACAACATCTTGTGACTCAACGTTATAGTTGAGATCCCAGTAGGTGGTGTTGGTACCAGATGAGTAGGTACCAGTTCCGTCTTGTGTTTCACTATAGTCAAGATGAATACTGTAGGGAACGTTTGGATCGACGAGCTTCTCAGTAATCGTCATCTTAATGAGCATCCACTGGTAGGTAGACCCACCATAGGATCGTACAAGGAACCACAGGTTGTCCCCCAGAACACGGGTGGACTGTATTGTGTAGTTGTTATCTGGTAGTGTCCAGGTGCACCAAGCAGACTGTGCTTTCTGGTTACCTGTCCATTGCATTTTGTAGGCGTACAGGGAGCGGGTGTCGTCCCCGTGGGCGAAGATCATACTGTTGTTGACCTCGCCCGTCATGTTAGTTATTTCTTCTGTGATGTAGTTTTTAACGTGAGAGGTCACGTCTTCCGCTACATTGTTGGCCGCGTTGTCCAGGTAGTAATACTCATACAGCTGGGCGTAGTCCGTGTACGGTGTGAAAAAGTACATCTGGGTACCCAGCTTGATAGGCCTTACACTGTCGCTGATACCATACGCGGTTGTCGGAAGAATAGATAAAGAGTCTGGGGCCAGGGGTCCATCGGACCTAATCTCAAACTGACGGTTCCCGTTGGTGAACAGGTTTAAGGATTTAGAGAAGGGCACCGCGTACTTGATTGTATTCAGGCCTTCATCTGTAATCAGTTCGTCAATAAAATCATCCGGGGTTACGTTTGTGTAGTCGTTGATCCAGAAAGTAAAGTACTTCCGGGTAGCTGACGCACAGGCAACCTCATCCGCAAACAACCATAATCTGTTTCGGTGGAACACTAGTTCAGTAATGTTACGCCCAACAAAGGACGGACCGGGATTGGTTGAATCGTCCCCCGCATACCGGGATTCCCAATCTGGAGTATCCACAGTGAAAGAGGGACCGGTACTATCGTAGACCATCTGGACCGGCATTGTGTCTTCGTCCAACTCAGAGTTTGCGGCTGGGGAGACAAGACGAGTTAGGTGGTCTACAGCTGTATCGTCGTGCGGGCTTGTAACTTCATAGTACCCCGCAGGCCTACCGGCTGTCCCGTTTAGGGTTCGGAATGCAAACCCCTCGTTGGTTGCAGTAGGTACTCCATGCGTGTCATAGAAGTCATTAATATCAATAAAGTCACCCTTCCAATCTGACCCATAATCTGCAGGGTAGTCTGAAGCTGACCCGGTGCGGGCTACTGTAACTTCTTTGTTCGCGATAAATGTTGAGTCAAAGACAGACAACACAGACCACTTACCCACCCCGGTTCCACTGTTAATATACGTCTTTGTATTACCGTTGTAGTTGACAGTAACACTGACACCATCCGAGATTCGGAAAACCTGAATCGGATCTGTCGCATCATCAGACAGGAACATGACAAACTCTTCACCACCTGTCTGGAGCCAGAATGTAGTGTAGTCATCGTCAGCATTATCAAGGTCCAGAACCTTATGGAACTGGGTACCATTACGCTTACGCAGGCCTGTAGCTACGTCTACGTATCCGTTTGTGATACCTTTAGCCGAAGCCATTAGGACCTGGGTGTCGGGTTGTGTAGAGACCCCTTGAACAAACGAGGGTTGCCTAACTCGATCTAGAGGCATGGTTAACCCCCAATCCGACGATAGATATTAGAACGCACAACACGCCCGAGCGGGCTCTTGGCGATCATATCAACCTTACGAGATCGAAGCTCTCTCTCGTCGCAACGGCGTAGAGCTTCCTGAGCCAGCATCTCCATGTCCCGTTCCTGAGAAGGGTCGGGAGAGAACTGCTTTAAGAACGATAGAGCGGCCCGTGTCATTACACGGTTCTGAACCCAGATGGGGCAGTCTGCGAAATCATACATGTAGTAGACTTCTAGATCTACGTCTTTGGTGAACTCATCCGTCTGCTCCGCTGTATCGAACAGCTTACCGTTCTTGACAGTGTACTCATCTGTTTTATTGTCTCCTCGACTATTAACACCGAGTACGTTGGTACCTAGGTTTATGTGTCCGTTTATATTCGGAGAAAATTTCCGGCGAACAGTGTTAAACTGGTACCCCTCACCCAACGCAGACGTAAGCTCAAATTCTAGGAACGACTTAGCCACGGTGGCTGCGGAAGAACTGTCTGTCGTGAGTGAGGATATTGGGGTTTCATTACCTCGTATAAGGACGAAGTTAATACCTTGGACTAATGTATAGGCCATATATCCTCCTAACTGAAAAAAGTAGGGACCCCCGTCTCCAAGGGCCCCTACCAAAAGAGAGTGTGTTAAGCGATACGGTAGAACGAGACGAAAGCATGGGCCGAAGAAGCCAGCTTGTTCTGGATCTTATACTGTTCGGCAGTGCCATCCCAGTAAATGTTGATCGAACTAGCGTCATCTTCAGCACCATCAAACAAACCTGCGTCGCTTGACAGAACAACGGTAGTACCGTCAATCCATACATCAATAGCTTCGCAAGCGTTGGTTGAATCGTTCTTCACCGAGAAGCGGTACCAACGGAATTCGTCGGTCTCTGCCTTCTCGGCAAGAATAAAGACATCATCATCCTCCAGGTAGATTACCTGGGAGGTAGTACCACGCCAAGCAGGAGCCGGAGTGGAGTAACGGGCATTAGTGCCAGTGTTTGCATCAGGCATTCATAAGCTCCTTACGAGATTGTACCGGTCAGCTCGATGGCCTTCTCGGGGTAGATGGTACCACCACCGAGGAGCAGAGTCGACTGGATGTGATTAGCGAGGTTCTCGGGCGTACGGTATGCTTCCATAGTGATACCACGTGAACGAATCAACGCGGCACACTCAGGAGCGTACACACAGCCGAGAGTTGAAGAGAAGTTACCCGCCTGCTCACGATCGTTTGACAGGTCTTGACCGAGTACTCGGCCCCCAAGCTGGGATCGGATGATCCGGAAGCCCTTGTAGTGTAGGGTTGAGTTAACGTCAGCGTAATCTGCTGGCGAGGGCGAAGCACCCTGAGTAACTTCATTTGAGTAGAAGGGGTGGGTACCGGGGAAGACGTCATCACGGTCACGCAGAGCGTACCATATCTGACTGTCAATCCACACGGTACGACGGGGGTCGTTCATCGCGATACCGAACCAGTACTCATCAACGTCGTCAAGAACGCCGAGCAAGCTACCGGCTAGCGTCGCTACAGACCCACTACCAAGTGAATCCGCAGTACCATTACCGTCAATACCACCACCGAGGAACTCGGAGCTAGACTGGGCGGTGCGAGATGCGAGGATGAGCAGCTTCATGGCGTAGATTTCCATGTGCTGCGAGAGTTCGACACCCATACGCTCGGCGATCTTCGCCTGAGCAGACATATCGGAGAGGAACTCTTCAATGTCATCGAAGGTGGCCTTTGAGACCCGAGGACGCTCATCGAGATAGATTCGCTTCTTCTCTCGGGTCGTGTCCATACCGAGGATCTCATCACCTAGGTCGTGAATTTCCGACCCGATGTTCGACCAACGTAGGTATTCCTTAAACATGTTCCCCTTCGGAATGCTTTCCTGCATAATGCTGTTAGCCACGAAGAGGTGAGCGTCGAGGTTCATCAGAACCATGCCACGAATTGCTGGATTGTTGAGCAACTCAAGGCGATCAGTAGAGCCTACAGTCTGATTAAATGCTGTAGGGTAGAGCTGTGAAGCCATTGTAGTCTCCTAAAGTAGAAAGTGAGGTGCTAAGTCACAATCAGGAAGGAGAGTATCCGTTAGGGTCTCCTGTCTGAACCCTCGTTGGTCTTAGGCTGGGGTCGATTGAGCCATACCTAGGCGAGAGTTAGAGTAGCACTCCGGGTTTCGTAGCCATAATCCGCTCATGAATACGCCGTGCGTGTTTCTGATGGTCTGGATGCCATCTGTCTTTCATGATGGGAGCGGCTAGATCTGCGTTAAGCTCGGCCTGTGATTTGTATCCCTCAGCAACCGGTTGAGCTGGGCGATCAGAAGGACGAACTTGAGAGTTTTGTTTCTTTGTAGTTGTTTGAATACCGGCCTCGGCCATAAGACCACGGAGAACGGTATCCCGGTGGGAGGTTGTTAGGGCCTGGTTGATACTGGCAAGCTCTGCATCTGTCTTGTTATCCAGAATCCACCTATTGAGGTCCTTGTAGTTGTCCGCACCCCCGACAACTTCCAGGGCCTGAGCTACCTCAGCTTGGGCCTGCTGTTTGACCATAGGTTCAAACATGTTGTCGATGTCAGAATCCGACATATTGTATTTAGTTTTGAGGAGTTCTCGATCATGGGGTTTGACTTTACCTCCATTACGGACGCAATTAATCCCAATCTCCCTGAGCGAGGGCATTCCCTCCTCGCCCCCCTGCTCCCTCTCGAAACCCAGGGACTCGATTTCAGTCCCGGAATCGGCACTCTCCTCCCCAGAAACTGAGGATGCTTCCTCATTGGTATCCGTATCCGTCTCTGTGTCGTCCCCGTTGCTATGCAGCTTTCGCTCTAGCTGCTTGTAGGATTCGAGAAAGGAGAGAGCGGGGTCTTCTGAGTTATGAAACTTCTCAGGGATCGAGTCTGGGTCATCTGCAAACGCCGCTGTAATCGCGTGGTATTGAACCTGATCCTCAGCGGAGAGAGACTCAACTGGGTTGGTAACTTCCTTGTTGTCGTCAGCCATTTAGTACTTGTTCCTTAATTATTTCACCACCAACCTGTGGTAGTTGCTCCGCCACCCCTGACTGTAGCTGCTGCTGCAAGGCGGCTTGTTGGTCTTGTTGCTTCTGTACGTCCGTCTTAAGAAGTTCCCCTGGAATACCCCGCTGAGCAGCAGCCCACCGGATCACAGCGTCCATGTTAAATTGGTTTACTGCTTCAGGGGAGATTTGGGCAATCTCAGCAATGAAGGATGCCACATTTCTGTACTGTCCCTCTCGTCCAAGAGCCTCGACACCTGACTTAACGTCGATGACAATGTCACCTGATCGAATCAGGTCTGTGATTTCGGGTGTAAACACGTTATCATCCACCAACTGATTGATTGTCGTGAGGATAATATTACGCATTGTCGACCTATCTAGGTTGGATAGGAAGCCACCCGTTGCCCGGTTCAGCTCTTCAGCAGCCATGATAACCTGAGTTGCGGTTGTTCGTTCATGGGTGAGTTCAGCTGAAACATCCATCAGGAAGATACGGTTGATCTCTTGTTGCATCCGCTGATCCAAGGAATCAGCAGCAGTTAGAGCCTGAATTGTATCTGGCTGAATAAACACAAGAGAGTCAGGGCGATCTAGGGGGAGAGCTTGCCAGGCCTGGGCATCATCGACCATCTCAGGTGTGAGCTGTCCTGGGCCAACCCCGACAAACCCAGAAGAAGCGAGTGCCGCCCCCTCAAGAAGGGTTTGCCTGATTGCCGAGGCTGCGAGGATATCCCCGAAGTTCTCTTCGACAAGGGAGGTACCCCAGTCGTCGTACGGATCGGCGTTCCATCTGGAGAAGTAATAAGGGAACCTCCCTTGCTTGTAGTGTAGTTCCGAATCAGGGACAAGAACCTCGTTAATGTACTGGACCGAGTCCCAGCTTTTGTCCTCGTTACGAGTAAGCTCAGTGTAGAGCGGGTAGAGGTCATCGTCTTGTAGTCGGGGTACCGTGTCACCCCCACCCTCAACTACGCTCTTGCGTATTTCCTCTGGTATTTCTTTGGAGTGGAGGAACTCTCTGATTATTGCGTACATAGGTTCGCCGTTTCGGTCGCGACGGAGTACGTAGTTGTCGAGACGGAACAACTCAAAGTCGTAGCCATCCTGTCGCATTGCACCGTCTGCAATCGTAATCAGATGTTTGATGTGTTCGTGTAGTGTTGACCGCAGATTCGATCGGGCTAGCACATGGTATGTTTCATCCTGAATCATCTTACCAGCCTCTTGATACAGCTTAAGGGCTTCCGGATTGTCCTTAACCTGAGCCATATCACTAGGTCGCATCGTCACCTCAACAAACGGTTGGTTCGTCATAGGGAGGACGCCAGCCACTAGCTTGGAGGCGAGACGGGAGACACCCCGAGCCGGAGCCGCTGAGAACGGAAACTGTTCATCAGTCTCAGACTGGGGTGTGTAGGGTAGTGAGTTCAGAGATGTATACTCGGGAAACAAGTAGGGAATTGTAGCAGCGGCATACTGCCTTGCCTTTGCCTTCTTGTTTGTCCGTACCATATCTAGCTCTTTGAATCTGTCAGCAACAGATTTTGAGCTATCCATTAGTTACTAGTACCTCCGGGTACGTTGAGGGCTGGGTTACCTGGGCCGAACAGCTGTATCACACCTTGGTTATTATTAGCAGCTGCTGCAGCTCGGATGTCTTGTTCACGTTGTCTGGCGAGATTCAGGTTATCCTGTCTCACCTCTTCTTCTGAGGGGCCTGAGTCAAAGTTCATTCTTCTTCCTCTGCTAGTTCGTTGCTGGGCTCGTCTTCAAGAGTGTCGTGACGAAGAATACTATTTTCTGCATCGTGGAGAAGATGACTTCGATTAACACCAAAGCATAAATTCTTAACCAAGTCCACCATCTCTACGGCACCACGGTACCTGAAGAAGTCTGAGCCAGCGGGGGGTACGTCGGATCGGTGAAGCCGATTCTCCAAACGCTTTATCATTAGGTCCAGTTCCCGAACGAGATCCGGGCTGGCTGAGTAGCGATTGTCCGAGTTCATATGGGGTCCTTCCTGAAGTTTTAAACCCTAGGGAGTTGAGTGCCCTCCGAGCCGCTGAGCAGCAGTTAACCGCCTGCGGGTATTGAGTCCGAACAAACAGGTACTCAAGTACTGTCAAGTAAGGCTCGAAAGGCATAAGGTAAGTAAACGTATCTGGGTGCTTTGTGGTTAGGAATCCGATAACCTCTTGGGGAGGAGTACCGATATCCGTACCCCCAAACGTATCGTAGTGGATCTCTTTCTCGGGGCAGCTTAGTGCACAGTGAAGATAGGGTTGGCCTGTTAGGTATCTCAGGAGCTTAGGCCCCGGATAGAAGCGGAGCTCCCAGTACGTCAGTGAGGAGCCATGCGAGTCGTCGGAAGGTTTCGCATTCAATCTTCTGTCCCTTCTTCTTGTAGAATGCACGGATGTGCTTCTCTACCTGTTCGTCGGTTAATCTGCTTGCCTTGATTCCCTGAAGGAAGTCGTTGGCCTTGATGGGCCCGATCCCCCGGATACCAGTGAACCCGTCTGTACTATCTCCATGAATCCACTGGGCGTACTTGAAGAGTCGAGCATCCTGCTCTGACACTGTATACAGCTCGTTTGTTGCTGGGTTGAAGTGCTCTCCGGGGATTTGGTCGAGGTCCTTATCGTTAGAAATAACAACAACATCATGGTTATCAACACCACCGGAAGCAAGTTGATTTCGTACAATACTGACGAGGTCATCTGCTTCGTATCCTTCGTACATCCAGCCATCTGTCATCTCCGTTATCACTTCACGGTAATAATGTTTAAGCGGGGGTTGCCACACGTTTGTTCTGTTTGACTTATACCCATCATACAGAGTGTGACGGAACGAACGGGTTGAGTAGAAGAACACGTAGGTCCAGTTGGACTGGGGGAAATGCTTCTCGGCCTTCTTGAAGAAGGTGTTGAGCATATGTCTGTTCAGATCCTCGGCCTTTTCCGGGCCGTGGTCAAACTGGTCCGCCATAATCGCTGCCAGATACGGGAGACGATCAGAGTCTACTAGTGCTAGTTTAGTTCCGGCCTGTCGAGCCGAGTCCACCAGTTCCTCTATCCGTATCTGTAAGCTCATCGTATTCTACCTCTACTGGTTCAAGATTCTTTGCAATAGGACACACCACAAGTTGGACTACACGGTCACCCACCTCTACAGAATAGGGGCGGTCACGGTGTGTGTTCTGGACGATAGCCATAAGCTCCCCCCGGTAGTCTGCGTCGACTGTACCAGGTGAGTTAGGGACAGTCAGGTAATCGATAGCGGCACTGCTACGGGGTCTGATCTGTCCCTCATGGTCTTCAGGGAGCTCTACTGCAATTCCTGTATGTACGAGGGCAATCTCGCCGGGTTGAATAACAACCGGATCTACGGCGTGTAGGTCGAAGCCAGCGGCTCCCTCTGTTTTCTGTGTCGGGATGATTGCGTCATCTCGAAGCTTAGCGAACTTAATCTTCATCTTTCCGAATACCCTTTCCCATCCGGCGTGAAACTTGTTGATGTCCTCTGGTCGGCGTTGGTCACCCTTGCCGCCAGCCGTTTGTCGTGCTGCTGACCCGTATACTCCCATATTATTTCTCAAACGTGTTAGTTCGATTCCAATGGGAATACCACGGAAGATCTAGGAAGTCGGTTAGATCAACCCGCTCCTCGTTAATAATGAGTAGGATTGCATTGAACACAATCGCCGAAAGGTGGTCCTCTTCTGTGTCGCCTGCCTTGAATTGCTGAAGGTGACGCTCTAGGCTGGCAAGCCCACGAGAACTGGGAATACCACGTTCAAAGTTTCGCTCACCGTAATGAGCTGCCCCGTCAGCGTATCGCATACCCACCCTGAGCAACGCATCCCCCGGAATAAGATCCGGTCGACTACGCCCTGTGTCGTCGCCCCTTTGAGCTCCGCCTTCATACTCTGTATTTGTTTCTGCAAACTTAGTCTCTTTCATTAATACTCTTTCTGCGAGATGCGTTCTGTCCAATCGTAAAAGCTAGTCAGCAGCTGCGTCATATTGTACCATGCTGGTCGGTTGTCCCAGTTGTTTACTAGATGCTGAAAATGGTAACGCCAGCTGTCGAAGGGTGGGTCGTTAAACAGCAGTTAGGGCCTCCCAGCTTATCGGGAACAGGGGCTGTGCAATCTGAGCGATAGCAGCAGCGTAGTCCTGAATCTCTTTCTGTGCATGACTATCTGCTCTCAGGTTGTAGAACCTAGCCAATGCAGCCAACGTGAAGTTACCAATACATTCGGTGTACATACTCTGAGGTAGTACGGTTCGAGCCAGCTCGGGAGCCACTCCAATCTTTAGAAGGTGATGATAAGCAGATAGTGATTCAAACCTTGCGTTGTGTAGTATATACTCTGCGGCAGCGTCTAACTCAACAACCCCTTCTCCACTACCCTGCTTGATGTTCTTCCCTTTTTCTCTCCACTGGTCGGGCTCGAAGAACTGAGGATCATGGGACACATAACGTCGGCTCTCCTCATTCCACACGATACCAATGTTGGATCGCATGGCTTGGCGAGCCACGAAGAGAGGCCACTTAACCCGTAGCTTAATGTTCACCTGCCCGAAGGGGGTCCAGTGATTCTCTCGGGCGAGAAACTTAATCAGTCTCGATACATCTTCGTCGGTTCGGTTCTCACATGAGGCGGTTGACACCCAAGCAGCTTCTGCTACCTCTCTGTCATTGCCCATGTGGTTGACATACTCAACATGACCATGATCGTGTACTTGTATCAAACTCAGAGAACCACCTCCTCTCCGTTACGCCGAACGGTTATACCGAAGTCATGATCAAGGACATGCATGTGTATCCCGGCCTCAGCCAGCAAGGCCCAGCCTAGGTTGCATTCTGCTTGCCAATGACCATGAGCACCATCAAGCAGGGACTTGTGCCCGACGACTCGCCGGATACCAGCAGCAATGATTGAGGTGGCACACTTAGAGCAGGCGAACCAAGGACAGTATAGGGTGGCCCGTTCTGTACATACACCTTCACGGGCAGCTTGAAGTATCACACCATCTTCTGCATGGTGGATGAGGGCGTACTTAGTGGGTCTCTCCCACCGTTCTGGTGTTTGAATCACCCCTGCAGGCATCGTATTGTGATTCCGGGTTACCTTACCGTCTTCAGCTACCAGTAACGCACCGTTCTGTGTTGCGGGGTCTGGGGAAAGCCGGGCTTCCGTAAGGGCCTCGCTAAGGTACATGATGTCTTCTTGACTTGGGTCAGTAATTAACTCTAGCATAACTCTCTTTCTTAGTGTGTATCATACCAGCACGTACCGATGTTACTGTCACCCGCCATAGGGCAAGTTAGCTTAAGCTTGCGGCCAGCTATGGTGATTGCGTTAGCTCCGATACCTGCCATTTTTGTGGCGATCTCTGGTTCACACTCTACCTGAAACTCGTCATGGATGTTGGCACAGTAGGCCCACCGGATACCATGCGAACCAAACATCTTAGTACACACAGCATGGTGGATTCGCAGTGCTTCCTTCATAAGGATGGCACCAGCAGACTGTAGCTTACGGTTTAACAAAACGTTGTTGGCTTCACAGGGGATGCGACGCCCGTCGATACCTCGGATAAACTCTTTGTCGTTACTCTCCCACTCCATAGTCAAGGCATCAAGCATATCAGCGAACCCGTTGATATTCTCCATGAACCGATTCTTCACAGCAATCCCACGCTTCGCGGCTGCTATAAACTCCTCGGTTAATTGGCCTGACTCTTCAAGGTATCTTAAGTACCCACTAGGTAGAGTAACACTCTCTGCATCTTTTTGGATGACAAGGGAGTCTTTAGCGATCATCCCTAGCTTGACTAATCCACCGCCGTAGGTGAAGGCGTAGGTGCAGACCTTGGTAACGTTTCGATCGTTGATTCCTGTGTTCGCATCATTGTAAGAGTGGGGGTCTTGATCACAGACGATAGGGATATACTCGCCTTTATCAAAAGGAGCAAGAGCATTAGCCAGCATACGTAGCTCAAGCCCCTTGGCATCTGTACCGACGAGCTTCCAACCTGGGCGGGCTGTCCAGCACTGTCGGCATTCCTTGCCATACTCTTTTCCAGACGCTGTAACCTGAGCCACGTTTGGGTCTGAATGCGACATACGGTAAGTCGCCGTCCCAACCGTGTAAACACTACCATGTACTCTGCCTTTCTTGACAAACTTTGTCCACGAGTCGACTTGAGATAGTCTCTTGAGGATTGTTTGATAGGTGTTAAACAGCGGGGCTTCCTCAAACGGGAGGGATTCTAGAATATCCCCAGACATACTTGCGTTACCAGCATCAGTATATTTGGTGGGTTTCCAGTTGTACTTCTGTTTGAAGTATTCAACCACCTGCTGCGAGGAGTTGGCATTAAACGTTACTGTCTTTGTTTTGTACGGACCCGGAGTGATCTGTCTCTCCTTGAATCCGTTATCCTTAGCCATTGTCTTCGAGGGGAATCGGATCGGCTTTGGGGTGGGGTCAAGTGGGTGTGCTGGGTCTGGGTGAGCCCAATAGTACTGACGAGTCTTCATGACCAGCTTATCGGGTGGGACTACTTTGTTAATCTCATCCTGTAGGCGTGCTTGCTCATCAATCAAAAACTGCTGAAGCTGCTGGTGTTTAATCGGATCTAACCGGAATCCGTTAAGCTCCTGCTTTGTGATGATATCCCGGATATCACACTCTAGTTTATAGGCGTAGTTGCACTTCGTATCCCACTTGTCTTTGATATACTCGTACACCATCCGGTTGATTGTGACGTCCTGTTCACAGTAAGTAAGCATGTCCTCGCTATACTCAGTGAAGTCGTGGAACTCAATCTTACCCGACTTTAAAAAGTTACCCCAAGCTTTAAGACCGTGACCTCCGGCAGGACAGTTGTTGGGGCCCCACCGTATTCGAGACATGATGAATGTATCGTCGTGTTTGGGAAGTGGTCCTAGATGTCCAAAGAACTTTTCCAGGACGGGTTTGTCATACCCTAAGACATTGTGTCCGATACACCTGTCGAAGGATTGAAGTGCCCGATACCCGTCTTCCAGCTGATGTGGTCGGAACCGTAAGACTTCGCCAGTCTGTAGGTCCTCGATGACTATGCAGTACACGACTGTGACATCATGCAGGAGATTATCCCCCTCGATGTCGTATATACATTTTTTCATTCTTCAGTGTTGGCTGCCTTGGGGGGTTCTTGTGTTTTTCGTTGCTGTTTGGGTTTCGTCAGTGAGTTAACCTTGTCGGTCAGCTGATTGACAAGAGCGGTTAGAATCTCCACCTGAGCCATCACTCCATCCACCTTCTCAAACTCTTTCCGATGGTTGACGACATTCTTAGATTCTCGTGGAGCTGCTCGATATTCAGGGGCTGTTGGGATTTCTTTGTTCATTCTTTTCTCGGTTTAAGCATGGCCTTGTAGTAGTCAAGATCCGTGCTTTGTAAAGTGTAGGTGTCTCGGTTAAATCTAAGGGCGGCTTTTAATCCGGTGTTCCCGTCAAAGCGATCTTTCAACAAACGGACGCCGATAGTATTGGCAAACTGTTGGTCGTCGTGTTGCTGATTACGCTCAAGACCTAACACGGTATCGGCGAGCTGGTACAATGCACCAGAACCCCGCATGTCATTAAGGGATATCTGGCCACCCTCTTCGAAAGGCTGCCCGTTGGGCTTCTTTAGGTGGCACACAGCTGTGATACACACCCCCGTACGTTCCGCTAGGGACTTAAGGGTCGTCATCAGCCTGTCTAAATCACGCCGTTCGTCTCCTTCGTTACCTGATACTACAATAGACACGTGGTCTAGGTAGATTATGTTACAACCACACGTGTAGTGGAAGTACTCAATGCGTTTCATCAGCACGTCTAAGTCGATAGAACCGAAGTGATCATATAGGTACAGATTCTGTTTGTCGATCCAATCTTTAGCGGAAAGGAACTCCTCATCTGTAAGCTCAGGTAAAGTACCAAAGTCAATGGGTTCGATACCACTACGTTCTAGGTCTGCGTTGATAACACGGGAGGCGAGGATTTTATGGATAGGCTTGCCTGCTTCGATCGACATGATGTCTTGCTTAGTCTTGGAGATACGCTCCTCTAGCATGATAGCCCCAACGTTGTGCCCTGCTTTCAGGTCGTGATGCATCATACTTCTGACTAATGTTGACTTACCCATCCCGGAGCCGGAGGTAATCATGTTGAGATCTCCGGTTCGCCTCCCATAGGTTGCCTTTGTTATGGAGGGGAAGGGGTACTGGTATATGTTTCCGTCTGATGACTGAGGTAAAACCTTTACATCAGAGACATGAACAATCCCGTCAGGTCGGAAGGGCTCCGCTGTCCAGATAGCGTTTGTGATCTCTTTGCGTTGATTCGCTTTGAGACAATCGTTTGCATCTTTCAGCGGGAGGCTAGCAATGTAGGCCTTACCCGGACGAAGAACAGCGGCGGCTTCAAGAGCTGCTTTCTTCCCTTCTTCGTCATTGTCAAACATGAGGATAACACGTTCGAACGAGTTGACATACTCAATGTCATTGGCGATTACTTTGGCCGCTGAGGTGGCCCCATCTGGGAGAGACACAGCACCGAACCGGCGTCCTGTTGCCTCGTAGTAAGAAGCTGCATCGTATTCTCCCTCAGTGATAACTAGGAACTTACCGCCGGAGGGGCATACGTGCTTCCCGAAAAACCCCTTGTTAGTCCCGTCACCCAGGATAAACATTTTTTTATCCACGGTTCCTGAACCATTACGGACAGTGTTAAACTTCCGCAGCTTCTGGGCTTTCAGTGTACTGTCCTCGTTGAAGTAGGAACATACTTCCCACTTCCCCCCGTTCTTGTCTTCAATTGTAGCAATACCGTAGGTGATACAGGTTTCTTCTGTTAGTGCCCGGTGCGGTAGTGCCTCGTAGTTTAACCCCGTGGTGACACAGGGCTTGTGTGTTTTTGGGGTTGGTGTTTCAGTTGATGTCACATTCTCTTTCTTGTCTCGGTATTTGCACCGAAAGCAGAAGACACCGTCGGAGAACACACCGAGGTTATCCCCGGATCGATCCCGACCATGCTTCCTACACTCGGGACAAGCTGTCATTCTAGTTGGTGACGACATTCTGCAAAGTGCTCCTTGATGGATTCTTTGCACACTTCGTCTCTGGATGGATCTGGTGTGTGGACGGGGGTGTAATACGAGGAATACACCCAAGTGTGCCGGGTAGCGTCGACCATTATCCAAGCGTCCCAAACGTGCTTGTATGATTCGGTCGAGAGATCATACTCACATGTGTACCGTAAGGGGGTCAAGGTTACCATAGCACTCCTTAGAACGGAACAGAGTCGTCATCGTAAGTATCGCCGTTGTTGTCTTGAACCGCCGGTGTAGGTTCAGATGTCTCTTGCTGCACCACAACCTGATCCGACATGTCCTTAAACTTAACTCCTCCGGCTCCGGCCTTACGCTCACCTGGTTTGATTAGCTGTACACCCTTAAGGAAATACCGGGTACCTGCGGTGGTTGCATCATACCAGACACCAATACCGAAGGTAACAGAAACGAGGTCACCACCCCAGATCTTGACCTCCCCTGTCTGGGCCCCGTAGACATCCGCAATAGCGGGAGACTGAGCCTCTTGCTTGCTATTCTCCACAGACATCTTGGCTTCGATCAACCACTCCCCGTTCTCAAGACGGGGTTGACCACGGCGTGTCCAGTTTGAGGGGTAATCAACCGTGGGTAGGCCCTTGTCCTTTCGCACTCGATTCTCGAACTCAAGGGTCTTGGCAAACAAACTCTTAGTGTGCTCGTCATTTTCCGGCAAGGTCATCGTGACCTTGTAGTCCCCGTAGTTCGGATCAGGTTGGTTGACATGTGCGTACCGAACCTCGATAACATCCGTGATAGTATCCTGTGCCAGGAACTCATAACTCATTCGTTTAGCCATAGTGGTTTTCCTCTTTCTATGCTTTTGTACTTCTTCATATATTGTGTCTTCTGTATACGCATCCCACCCATCTAGAACATCTTCAGCGTAACTCATGTCCCGTAACGCTCTTTAAGTTCTTGGGTTGAGATCCACTCGTGGGTAAACTTACCGGGTGCGTATATTTTGAGGACACAGAACCCATAAGACCACCCACTCGTCGAGCCTACGGCGTACTTCTCAACATGATCTTGCTCCATAAAGCAGGGGAGATTGAGAGCACATTTGGTTCTGTTCTCGTTACCCATCAGACCGGTTGACGTATAGTCAAAGGAGTGGGTATGCCCATACACTACAGGTTTATCGGTTGCCAGTGTAATATGACGGCCACGGTACACCGTGTCCATCGGCTTACCCCTGTTATTTGTTGGGCAATGCGTGAAGAGAATTCCCTCATATTCAAGGAACTCCTTCCAGTCTACGATATCGTCCCAATACTTATTGAAATCATACAACGAGTCAGGATCTATGACGGACCCAAGACCGGTGTCGTCTGCTTCAATACGCCTGGTTAGCCGATACTCGTGGTTCCCTTTAGTCATAAAGGTATACGGCTTGTACTGTTTGTGTTTTGTCTTGACTTGTTTCTTGTTGTACTTCTTGATAGGAGCAAACAATTTCTGTTGTGCTTCTTTGACTGCACTGACATCTTGGGCTAGAGTCACCTGATCTTCAAACAGGTTACCCCAGAAAGATACGGAGTCGTTGGTTGCTAAGTCACCCAAACACCCAATCGCATCGGGTTTCAGGTCTAGGATAAACTTACCCAACCAGGTGAAGCGTTCCAAGTCGTGACCAGGAGAGACATGACCATCGCTCCAGACGACTAGGGTTTTCATTCTGCTTCCTCTTCCATCATCGCCTGCTCAACAGCGATACGAGTGACGGCGAGGGCAGCGAGGCAATCCATGTAGTCAATATGTTCCGGAGTTTGTGCAATGAGGCGGGCGAAATCGCGAGCCAAATCTTCTTTGGTGTATTCCATGTGTTCTCAGTTAAATATGTAGGTACTTGTTAAAACGTCCTCAATGTTGAGGTTACCCGGAGTCGGGATTTGCGGAACTGCTTCTCGTACTTCTTCAGGTAATCCCATAAGGAACATTTCCAGAAGAGGGAGACGGTGCAGCTCAACGAATGTTTGATTAATCAGGGGTTTGAAGGCTTCAGTATGACCAGCATGCACCGCAAAGGAGTCATGGATCATACGGAAATCAGTGATCCCTAATTTTCTAGCCTCTCTCATAGTCATCATCATATGAACAGCGTCCACATTATGGATGAAGTTAGGGGGTAGGCTGTTTACATTCTTGTGCATGGACAGGGGTTTGTCCTCATGCACATTGTTTGGGTCTAGCCAAGTAATCTGCTGGAACGCAGTGTAGATACGAGACTTGGCGTAGTTCAAGTAATTCTGCTTCACCTTTAAACCGTTGGGAGCGGTCCACTGAATGGGCTGCTTAGCTTTGATACACTCTTTAGCAACCTGACGGAGCCACGCCATGATTTCATACGACGCAGTTACAGTCTCGGCTAATGCTGTGTCAACACATTGCTGAATGTAGGTGATATTACTTGCGGGGTTACCCGGTAGATCTATCTTGCGGGTTGCGTTGTAGATCTGATCCCGCTTACCGAAGGGAGTGACCCCGTAGGGTGTTGTCATCGTCGGTACTTTGACAATCTTCTTTGTTACGTTTCCTTTCCAAACGTGGGCTGGGTGAAGGTCACCGTTTTCCTGCTTAACAGGGAAGCGATTTACATCACGGTTAATGATCTCCTCAACTGCTGCTGCCACCACAGTGTACAGAGACTGGGGTTTGTCAGAGTCTAGGAGGTTTGTGTATGTAGCCCCAGCGAGATCTCGACCTATGGCCGAGTAGTGCTGAAGACCATTACAGGTTCCGTCTAAAGCAATAGGTAAATGGGACACAAAACCGGTCGTATCTTTACGGGCCTGCACCCACTCCTGTGCAAGGGCCAGACCCTGAAACGGTTCTTCAATGTCCATCCATCCGGTATTTTGCCGGGGGTCTTCCACCCACCTTTCAATCTCTTTGGTGTGATCGTGAACAAAGGTCACACGGTCTTCGAAGCTTTTAGAGTGAGGGGACATAGCACCACATAGGGCGACTGTGAGCCACTTGAACCCATGATCACCTAGAGGTACCCCTTTCTTAAAACGCAACAGACCTCTCCCTGTGTCAGAGGACTGGGGACCTAACGCGGACGAACGGGGGTACGCCCGATACCTGAAGTCACACTCCCAGGGGTAGTACAAGCTGCTGTACCCGTGGGTCTCTTCGATTTTCTTGAACTCAGCGGCTACACTTAGCTGGTTTGTGACAAGCTGCATACGACCAGCTAGTTGTGCGTTATGGTTGTGAGCATCAGCAGCATCTCGTAACCACTGCACACGTGAGTCAGCGTTTGTCTCGAAGTCGTCAGGTTTCGGGGGTACTCGTTGTCGTTTACTGTTAGGTATACCTGCTCTGTCTCCGCCATTAAGGACTATGTACTTCAGGAGCTTCACGTTATCGTGCAGAAGCTCCCACTCTGTAGCCTGTAGGGTATTCAGAGCCTCAAGAGCAGGGGCGACACTAGTCCCCCGCCAGTGCCTAGACTTCTCTAGATCCTCCCCTATAGACTGCTTGATTGCACACGTCTGTAGTAGGTAGTAACCACCGTCTGACTCTGTTGTCCAGGGTAGGGGAGGTACCACCATCGGGAGATAGGTCGGTTTCAGGATGGAAAGGTCTTCGTGCTGTAGTTGAATACTTTCTCGAACGAGAGGATTCAGAAGGACCTGTACATAATTTTTACGGGCCTTTGTGAACTTGTTGTACTCAAACATGTTCGTGTACTCGATAGCGAGCTCACAGCACTTTGCCCCCAGGTGTAGAATATCTGAGGGCTTTGCTCGAATTATCGGGTTTGTGTAATGCTTGCACATGATTTGGAATCGGCGTTGATCCATTTTCTTTGTGCGTCGCATTACCTTGTGGAAATACTTGTTGTCTCCTTTCCTTATCTCCTCGAACAAACGGAGCTGATCCACTCTACGCCCTACGTTAGTACACACATAGGAGTAGTTGTTCGACTCATGAGCCAGATCGAACATAACGGAAAGAACAGCCAAGGCAACCTTAGCGGGGTCGAGCCCCGCCAGGTAAGGGCCCCATTTGGAACCACCGACAAAGGCACCCCCCTCTAACCAGGAAGCCTGCGTCTGTGCAATTGCTGGGGTTAGGGTATCCATACCTTTCGCAATGTACCTACGTTCAGGGGTCAGCTCGGAGGGCTCACGAGACGCTATCTGTTTTCGATATGTTTCGATTCCTTTGTCAATCGCAGAGATCTCAAGCTCTCTTTCTAGATCTGCTGGATGCATTGTCCTCCTTATTGGTTACGTTTCTTACGCGAAATAACTGCTTGCACAACAGGTGCTTGTTTGATGGTGGCACCCCCAGCTGAAGCTGAAGGGAAAGCTGCATCCTCCACAATAGTTTCAAGTACCGACGAGCTACGTGCCGTCGAATCATATTCGATCTTGTGGATGTACATCTCCAGTGCGTCGGTTTCACTCACATCTGAGAATCGGAGAGTATCTGCGTCGATTGAACTACTCATCGAGCGGGTACCACTGATCACACCCCCCGGTGTACCGATGGCATATTGCAGGGCCCCTGTTCCGTCTTTACTTAGAGCGACAAGTACAGGCACATTGCGTGCTGGGTGGTCATCAACCTCGGTGGCTGTCGCTGAATCACTGTCAACGATCTCCCAATCAAAGTCAGCACTACTGAAGGATACCCCCACTCCACCCTCTGCTGTTGAGTTCATCATAGCCTGGAAGGTCACGTTGGCTGTGTCACCGCTATTGCTTATTGAGAGAACAGGGGCAGCACTGGACCAGGTGTCGCTATGATTACCGGCCCATGCGTCCCAACACTCGTCAGGGATCTGGAGAACAGCCAACACCGTCCACGATGTGCCTAGTCCGAGAGAGGTAAACTTAGCGGAAGCTACACCTGAATCAGTACGAGACCCGTAGATTCCCGGTGGACGGTCAACACCCACCGTCACCGCTTCAAAGAACATCTCTGTGTTGGACTCAGATTTCCCTAGACCCTGCCCTCGAATGAAGGTTCGTAGATCTGAGGGGTCAGCGTTGAACGTACCGGTAACCCCCGTGCCGTCTAGGATCGTGGTGGTACGGGCGTAATCCCCCGTAAAGCTAGCAGGAGAAGAAGACCAAGCCACAGAGGGCATCGTCGCCCCAGGGAGAGCGAAGTTACACACAATATCATTGGCTAGTCTGTCTGCCTCATCAGTACTTGACGGAGTCTTACGTCGTGACCAGAAGGTGATCGCCAGTGAACCGGACGTCACATCAGTCTCGTCAAGGGCTGCCTGAACCAAACGTAACGCACCCCCGTTGTTGGCTTCCACGTAGGCTAGGTCGAAGAATTCGTCGACACTCATCCCTAGTGGAGCGTCCTGCTCTGGTGAGGTACCTGAGCTGGTCAGCATACCAGTACCACTGGCAAGAATACTCTGGTCGGTTGCGTTTCCCAAGAAGTTAGTGGGGCGGGTGCCAACGAAGAGAGGCTGACCTTTGATCTGCGTACCTGGTGTAATCACCCTCAAGGATGTCGAGGTGTCGGAGCTGCCCACGACGATCGTTCCGTCGCTGAGCATAGCCACACCGTTGAGCTGGTCAAGGCCCAGTGAGGTGGACCCCTTCCACACCCAACCCCAGGTTACTCCACCGTCAGTGCTATGGATTACCCCTGAGAATTCTTTCACATTAGTCGATTCGTCTATTTCGTTAGAGACGATAGCGGCAATGCTGTTTCCGTTTTGGGACCACTTAAACACTGAGAATTGCTGGGTTGACTCGTTTGGTTTAGCTCGCACATGCCGGGACAGGGCACTGAACGCCGTATCAACAACAAGGATATCGTTGGAATCCAGTGAGCATCGGTCGATAAGACCAGCTGAGATATCACCCCCTGTCATGAACTTGGAATCGTCAAGCGGGTCCTGCCCTAGAACGAACATGTTCTTACCACGTGAGTTCGTTAACGAAGTAGGTACATCATAGCCGGAGGCGATACCAACTGCACTCCAGTCGGTCAAGGAGGCGTTGGACACCCGGTAACTACCGCTGATACCTGAACTTGTGTCCACTGTAGCGTTGGCTGCGTAGTTCAGTAGCGAACTGATCTCCCGGTACATGATGTAGCGTTCGGTGTCTGAGACCTGCATGATCGCCTTGTACGACGAGCCATCGTAGATGATGCAGCCGTTGTGCCAGTGCTCGTTGGTGCCACCCGAGCGGGTGTGGAGCCGTACCATACCATTAGGGATTCCGCTGGCGATCTCTAGAATCCACGCCTGACCACCCTCTTTAGCGTCCGAATCGTAGTCGGCGATGATCGCCCAATGCCTACCTTCGTATTCTACAGGATCGGTCATACACCAAACTGAACCCACGTTGTTAGCCACGGTATCGTATTCGTTGGTGACAAACGCGATCGTCCACGGGTCTGAGGTACCGGTCTCAAGATCGCTCATCGAGGCGTAGAGGATGGAGATACGGGACTGACGAGAGTCGGCGGTGACATAGGTCGAGCAGCACACGATCATGTAGTTACCCACCACGAACGCCTGCTCGGGGATGAAGCGGTAGCCACTCACCGGGTCGTCATTCATAAGGTCGGCGAACCCGCTCGCGTCTATGTCGTAGCTGACTCTGGTCCCACTGGCGGGGGAGCCGAACCAGACATCAAACGCACGGTCGGTGATGTTACGAACAACTACGATGTCGTCCCCGTCCCACTCCCCGGACCCAATCACTCGGACTGTCTTGGCGTTGGTGTAGGTGCCTGTTATTGATTGTACTGAGGGGGGAGCAAAGACAGCAAAGTCCCGATCATGGTAAATCGGGGTGTCGTTGATGTCTGTGAGTGTGCCCCCGGTTACCCCATTGTTAAAGCGTATTGTTGTCATGAGAATACCCTGTGGGTTACCCTGTTGAGGTAGTAGTTAGTGTAGGTAGAGTAGCCATAGAGTTATCGCATACTGACAACCCAGCTAAACTGGGCGGTTCCAGCCCCTCTGACGTAGGCTTTTCGTATTCCTGCTGTGATGTCTGAGATGGGTACAGGTTCAGCTCCTGCGACGATTGTCAGTGGAGCAGAGGACGAGCCGATGGTATCAACGTAAACCTCGACATTGTCTGTCTCTGTCCATAGGAGAAGACCCAGAGCGGGTCGACCTGCGGTGTCTTCATCAAAGAAGAGTGTGTAAGTTGTGGGGTCATCAGGGTTTTGTTGGTAACCCCCGTCTGCTTTTGTGATCGACATTGTTTTCTCCAATAGTAGGGAGTGATAGTGCTTGTAGTAGACCATAGAGAATTGCCTCAACGTCTACAAAAGTGGGCTGTACCAGCCATATGTTAAGAGAAGGCCCGTCGGGCTCAAACTCAAGGTCAACCGGTACAGTAAAACCGTCGTGTGAATCCGGATCTCTCCAGAAACCGACGTTTATTTCTGTGTTTGCTATGAGTTCTGAATCAGGGTTGACAGATGGGATCTTAGCCTGCCATATTTTGAGGGTGTTCAGGTTGACTGTATCCACAGAAAGAACCCAACGTACCGCTTCAGCCACCGCAACAAACAAATCTAGGGGGGATACGTCATGCTTAAGATGGGCTAGCATCTCTTCAGAATCGTAGTCAATCAACAGATCATGCCGCTTGAAGGCTGCAGCAAACTCAATAGCCATATCTGTAATTTTCATTTATCTCAGCCTTCCTAGTACTCCCCAAGGGAATCAAATTATTAATCACCATTACCATGATCAAAATAATCAACCATCCTTGTGGTACTCTAGGGTGTATATAGGGCTCATTTCGGACTATCGTGGTTTTTAGCTCAAAAAGGGACTTTTGCACCAGCCTGAGCAGCTGGGATAATCCGAGTTACCCGGACATTTCGACCCAATAACCACAAGACCACGTTGCAGTCCAGTCCCTTACGGGTTACGTGTAGTCGGTTGCTTGTTCTCTTGACCACAATCCACTTGACATTCGTCGTTGAGAGGAATACATCGCCTGGTTGGAGGGAATCCATCAGGCACTCATCTTCAATACAGACGTCCGGTTGTTTAATTGGGTCGTAATCTTTGGACGAAGAGGTGATAGGTAGCTTTTTTGCGTACTCTCCCGCCCTCTTTTGAGCACAAGACACGCACCGACGATTCCCATGATACCCCTTATCACAGTGAAAACACTGGTCGTAGGCAAAAGGAGCCCCACACCACTCAGCCATAGTGGCGTACTTGTACCCATTCTCACAAGAGACACATAGACAATCGTTTAGGGGACTCCACTGACCCTCACACACTGGACAGGAGGCGTTACTCCACGCTAAATTCTCTTTCCACTCCTGTGGATTAACCGCTACAGTAGGTTGTTGCGTGTCCACGGTGGGTTTATCGGGTGCATCATTCTTGCTAAGGCTTCTTTTATACTCCTCTTCTTCGTCCGAGAGAATATCCTGACCGGTGAGAATTAGGTGAGCTACTAAGTACTGCTCGTCACTACCTTTGTATCGCCATTCTTTAGAGTGCATCGACGCCAGCGTCAGTCTAGCGTTGTGCAGATAGTCCATGATCGACTCAATGTCTTTCTTACGCAAAAACTCAGCCATGTTTTCGTTAATACTTTTACCCACCACAGTAGGAGACTCCGCTCCCTCCGGTTGGGGTAGCTCCGTATTCATCTTGTCGTTTATCATGTACGCCACGTGCGGCCACACAGCTGCTGACACACCAATGAAGTCTCTCTGGCTCAAACCACGCTTCTTAGCCTGATGCTTCAGGGCTTCCAGTTTGTCCTTGTCAAGTTTGGTGGGCTTGATTGTCTGCTGAACTACCATTGGTGTTCCTTTCATGGACTTCTGTAATGATTTTACAAAAGCGAACAAGATCTTTTGTGCTTATCATGAGATGCCAGTCCTTGTCCCCATCTGGGCGAAGGATGATAACACCTATTTGCTCTGGTTTCTTGTCGCGGCGGTACTGATCAACAAATTTCCACACCGCAAACTTTTTGTATCGCTTGACCTCAATGTGTATGTCTTCGTGAAGACCTACAACATCTGCTATTTCTGCCCCGGATACCTGTTGGCCTCGACGGGGTCCCGCGTTGGGCTCTTTGTCCAGAGGGGGGAACCCGAGGATTGCACGGAGGTCGTGTGCTACCTCAAGTTCCCCCCTGTTGCCCTTCTTGATTGAATTAGGCAGTTGTGTTCTCCGATTCTGTAACAGCTGACTGCAGAGCGGCAATGAGGTTCTCAGCCCCCTGTTTGGTCAGTGTAATGTAGTTGTCGTTTTCAACGATGGTAGCCAGCGACGGAGCCTTTCCACCCCCTCCGTAGTACCGGCGATAGTTATGTACACAGATCCCACCGGGGCCGGTACCACCTGGTACAATACCAAGGAAGACAGTTTCACCACACCCGGCAGTCACTCGCTGGATTGTTCCGGTGACGTCTCGAATGACAGTAATAGTTGCTTTACCCTTACTCGTTCTGGTGTCGCCGTCAGATAGTGGTGATGTTTGTTTGCGTGTTGTTGTTTTCTTGGTTGTTTTCTTGGCCACTTTCTTCCGCGTTGTGGTTCGTCTTGCTGTTGTTCTTGGTGCCATCTTTGTTTTCCTTTCTCAAATCTTTTAGGGCGGTTGCGTGATCCACTAGCAACTCTTCGTTACCCTGAATAGCTGCCGGTTTGATACTCTCAGGGACCGAGCTAAGGGATTCCCCACACACACCACACTCAATGGTGTTATCCATATGGTATATCTGCAAAACCGGGGGAATATTGGCTTTACAGTAGGAACAAGGTAAGACATCCGTTGCATTCATAAACAACTTAGCCTTCTTTAACGGGTCTGTCTTAAGGTGTTTAACTTGGTGGGGTGTCATTGTGACTATAGCCTGCTTGCCAAGACTGTCAACAAAGACAGCCCCAGACTCAACAAGGTGTACAGCAGTATCAAACCCATCCACACCATCTCCTGTTCGGTGTAGTTCCTTAAGACAGGAAGCAACAACAGCTTTCCGGCAATCCACAGAACCAACCACTCCAGAAGTAACTGGCTGCTTCCAGCTTCGGATGTCGGTAGGCCATTTTCCTCTGTCTTTTTTGTTTGGTTCTCCGGAGGCAAGGGGAAGACTTTTGATTGGTGTTGTGGTGTTAACTGTACTGGCCTGGGTTTTGGTGGTGGCGGCGGGGGGAAAGTAGGCGAAGTGGGGCAGCTCCCTCTGGCTTAGGAGTTTGTGGGTATATGCTCCTGTCCGGACAAAATCAAACATATCCACATGCTCACGCTCACCGTGCTGTGCTCTAAACCCAATCGAAATATTCACCCCGCATGTCTGGGTGGGTCTCACCAGATGCCGGACATCAGTGTTGCTACCTGTAACCTTCTTGTAACCAGGGTAGTGTTGTTGCAGGTAGTGCAGGAACGGCTCACTATCGTTACCATAAAAGGCAAGATCGTGTGATCCCGCTCGATCGAACTGTAGCATAAACTGAAAACCCTTTGCCTTGTCAATATACTTTTTGACAAAGTGGTGGGTACCCCGACACCCTCTTTCTTCTTCCGGCATAAGAAGCATACCGTGCCCCATATGACGTAACGACCACAGTAACGTACACCCTAGTCTATCATCCGCCCCAATACCCTGACCGGCTACGGCGGAGGATAAGACGTACCCATGCTCATGGACTTTGATTTTTTTCTCAACGTTGTTTTCGTCTTTGAACACAGTGTCGTAATGGGCAACAAGTAACACTGGGTTTTTACGGGTGGGAGGAACATACACAATAGGTCTGTTCTCCTCAAAATCCAAGAGCTCCATACGAGGGAGACAAGTAAAGCGGTCAACAACTTCCGCTTCACTCATTTCCATAAATCGAATCGCAGATTTTACAGTATCTGTCAGTCGAATAGTTGTCATCACGTTCCTTTCTTACCTGGTTACTCGGCCAGGTTGACCAACTCGGCTGCGACCTGGGCTGCACCCATACGCACACCTCTTCGCAGAGGGTCTACAGCACCCTCTTGTTTATTTTCAAACTTTGGTTTAAGTTCCTCAGGGAGTTCGTACAATTTTACAGGTTCCGTGGGGTACCCTTCAGGCTGATGCTTCTTCAGAGTGTACTCTTGATCCTTTGTCAGATGCTCTCTAAGGGCCAGCTTCATTGTTCGTTTGTCTAGCGATACGTTCTTCTGTGGTTCGATTCGATTCGTATCCTCTAGGTAGTTGTAAGTTGTCATAAGACCGGTCATGACCATCCAACAGTGGGAAAAGCAGGATTCCCCCGTTGTTCGTAAGGTCATTGGAGTCAGGTGTGTGTTGGGGTGTTCGTTAGAACCTGTTGAAACGTAGATGCGGTGGCGTATCGGGCTCAGATCTTGTGCTTTAGATAAGATCCACCCAACACCCGCAACATATAGCATAGAGATAGGTCTAGGTCTAGGTCCCCGGTGTCCATTACGAAACTGGTCTAGTCCTTCGATATTCACATCATCATCGACCGGGGGTAAACCTCTCCGCTCTCGGTAGGCGTTATACGCCGCCACAAACACATCAACATCAGGGGTGAGCATATCAGATATGCGTACTCTTTCGTTACGGGGCAACCCTGATACGTTAAGTGTAGTGTATCGTGAGGGATTTAGCCCTGTGGTTTTTTTCCCCACAATAAAATTAGAGCCTGGGTTTGTGTACCCTGCAATGTTCCCAGACCTAGGGCTCGGCCCCAACCCAGCGACATAAGGCACCTCGGTAGTCCCTTCGTTGGTAAACCCTATAGGGGGAACCCTGTGAGTATACCCCATTTTGTACAAAGCTGCTTTGATTATCGCTTTGAACTGAGGGGTGATAACACTATCTTTATTGGGGTAGATGTTTGTTACGCTTGCCCCCTGTTCGTCCATCACCCCGAAGAACCGACCAATGGGCATATCGGGGTCCTTCTCATTGTATATCAAACCAAAGTAACCCCCACGAGTTTGCAGTAAACCCACGGCTGTACTAGATCCCCCCGAACCCGGCCCGAAACAAGCATAGTTATCACATTGCAACATGCCCATGAGCAAAACATGAAGAGGATTGCAAGAAAACCGAATGATCAAACCCTTACCCCGCTCGTTAAACTCAACATCAGAGGGGGTGTTTACACTACCATCTTTGATGTTCCTCATCAAATTCTCTAAGAATTTGTCGAGATCAGGTTTAGGTGTTTTTAGGTGGGGTTCAACACCGATTGCGTTTTGGGGTTTACTAGCCAACATCTTCCCTAGACTCGCTCGGCCTACCTTACCTGTCTGAAGAAAAGCCACCCCAGACCCACGCTCTGTCCACCCAAAGTTACGGAAAACCGGCGTAAGCGGGGCCCCTTCCAATCTGGCCGCTGACTTTACTGCAAGGATGTGTTCACAAATATCCAAAACAGTGTTAACCTTATTAGCCCCTTTTTTTCCTACACTTGCCTTTGCCTTTTGTACTTCAACATCTGAAAGGCGAATGTCCAAATGCATTTTATTCCCAAACATTTTGTACATGTTTGCGTGGGAATCGGTAAAACAGCGGTACAAGTCAGTAGTGTCGACCATCCATCCAACACGGCTTTCCACATGCACATCAAACACGTCTTTGGGCATGACATCTGATATCATAACTTCTCCTTATACTCTTAACAAGTTTCGGGCACACACCGGACGGTCTCGAATAGTCGCGGGGGAGAGAACGGGGTTATCGGTTTCCTCGTGTGATCCTGCCACAGTGTCTTCAATACTACCCGTAACGGTGACGTTCGAGCAGTCTACCAAAACACACGTCCGAAAAGTCCCTATCTTTGGGTGAATAACCCCTGTTAGGTTGCTCAACTGACAGGTAGCTATGCGACAAGAGACAGTGTTTATCAGGGAAGAAGATAGCATCGTTCCTATTTTTAAACCATTAATACTAGACAAAATAGAAGAGGACACCACCTCTATTTGCTTATTGTTTAGGACGTCAAGGGCTATTCGGGTGTACTTGGTTGCATCCGGGGATTTTGGTAGGGGTCCCCCGATATCCCCGACAGGATACGCAGCACACCCATGCATAAGTAGGTATACCGGAGTAAAAGCACAAGGGGTATTCCCTACCAAAAAGTAATCCCACAACACTC